TTGTTCCCGAATGTCATATCAGAACAACCGTTCCCGAACGTGAGTGAATAGCAATCGTTCCCGAATGTGATACCATACCCACCAATGATATTCGCCGACGAACTGTTCCCCAAATGAATGCCTTCAGGATTAGAATGCAATGTTATATGATAGTTGTTTTCACCTAACGTATTCTCCAGACATTCTCCGTAAATATCTTCAGTCATTGACGCCATCATAACCACGTCATTCAAGGAGAATGATTTATGGAAGTTTTCGTCCACGCAAACAAGCACACAATAGTTTCCACATCTATTTTTAGCGCAGCATAATTTATTGGATTGCTTCCAATACATCATATCCTCGGTGTATGGCACAGGTTGTTTATTCAGTGAATAATCAACTTCAGCATTTGCTTCTACGCCGAAAGTATACCTCCATTCAAAATCTGTATAATCTACGCTAAGATCCCTTGGTGCGTCGGTCTCAAGCCCCCACGCAAGATACCGTCCCTCCAATGTCGCGAGTTCGCCATTATTGGAATGGTCACTCACCATAAAACGCTTATACTGCACATTCTTGAAGTCGTATGGCATATCGTTCTGCCATTCGTCAATCATCCTGTAGATGACGCCTTTTCCGTTCGCAACATCAGCCCAGGTATATTTTGTGACATCATTGTCCAGACAGTACCATACTTTCCAGGCGTTGAGTTTTGCATTTGCAAAATACTCATCGCCTTTGTGAGGTGCGACATACGCCTCCTCAGCAAGAGTATTCTCCGAAAGAGCACGAACAATGATGTCGAATGGGTGTTCTGCGCTGCGCTCGAATCCGGAGGCGGAATAGACTTTCGTCACATAGTCGGTGATGCGATACAAGCAACCGGCAATGAGCTTGGCATTATCGCGCAGTTCTACCAGTTCGGCATAGGTCACATCGACCTGCTGCCTTACAGCCAGAGCGATGTGCCTTTTGATTTCCCGAAGAAACACCTTCAGTGCATCAAGTGTTATGAATTTAGTCATAATGCGAGTTTTTAATGTTCTACAATGTTTCCCCAAACATATCGAGGATGTCCTGTTCTGTCGCCACATCAGGAGTGAACGCATCGCCCTTCAGACTCGCGAGCCATTCGGTCTCACTGCCTACAAAGCCGTTTTTCAGCGCCACCTCATAGGCAGACAATCCATCTGAAGGAACAGATATTTTTGAGTTCAATTCCACGACAGCGGTCGCCTGCACGCAGCACTGGCAGCCATCGGAACCTGCTTTAGCAGAAGAATCCACGAGAATGAACGCATCCACCTCATCTCTTGTGTGCATCCCGGTACGGGATTCGTTCTCGATGTAGGTCAATGTATAAGCCCCCGTCTTCTTCTGGTCGCGGCCATAGAAAGTGAAGACCAATGTGTTGTCCTCAATCAAGTAGTCGGTGATTCGTCTCTGTTCTCCTCTGCAAGAGAGCACGATGGCCAAATCATCTATCTTCTCCAGCTCTGCCGGAGCACCATTGCGGAAGATATCCCACCTTACCACAATGTCATTTCCAATTCTTATTGCTTCCATCAGATCCGCGTTTTAAGAATCATAGAAAAGGAACCTTGTGCAGCTTCCGGCAGTGTCGATGGTATAGATACCGTAACATCTACCGCATTCTCCGCAGTGCCAGGCTTGACTGTGACATAGACAACTGCTGAGCCTTGTCCGCGGTTCGAGCGATAACCTGCTATACCGATCGTCTCTCCCGATGAGAGGAATTGTTCAGGAATTACAAACCTTACTTCCTGACGCATCTCCTCGTCGACAACAGTAAATGTTTTGGTAAATGGGCCTCCTTCCGTAGCGAATCTTCCGGAGAGAAAATAGGTTTCATCTTTTCGAACCAAGCGAAACTTAAATCCGTCCAGGGTGCCTTCGTACAATAACTTTTCGCCATATTTGGCCCTGATGAGATTCTTAAGACGCACAAGGTGAGGCCCAGAGTTCGTCCTCGTAAGCGCCGCGACCGGTTTCTCATAACAAGACTTTTCTTCCCCTGAGTCAATCATAGTACGATCTCCAGAAGTATCATATTCTTTATTTACTTTAAATGTCAGATATGAACCTGGTAGATTATTCCTGTTACTCACGGTTGACTGTTTGACTTTGAGGAGCTTCCCATTTGAATATATTACACCTTCGGTATAGGTTGTTGTAGCTGTGATTTCGCTCGATGGTTTACAGCCGGACAAGATGACGGCCGAGGTACCATCATAGTCCAGTTGCGCCAAAAGAGAGACCACCAATTTCTTGATGTCCGATTCAACAGCATCCTGCATAAAATTGAAGTCATCAAGCCATATAGGCTGACGTCCTTCGAAAGTTAAAAATCTATCCATACGTTTCTATCGAATAATTGGTTCCTGCCATTTTATAATAATCGACCCATTGTTTGATGAGCCGCCGATTGTTCTCCGAATCAAGTTCTTTTGGTATATAAACACCGAAGCGCCCCGTCAATCTGTCTGGTTTCTCCGATGGGACAATCAGCGTATCCAGGTCTTCCGCTTTGAGAGTCATAGAATCTTCATATATGGCAGCTTCATCTTTCATTGACAGATACACTGAGAAATCATCGATGATATCTGCTATATATATTCTTCTTTCTGTGGCATCGAGAAGGTCGTTGAGAAATTTTTCAAGATATATCGTGAAAGAATTGTGCGACAAACGGACATCCGTATCCACCACGACATTTCTGAACCGGGCGAGGATGCTTTCAAGCGGAGAAAGCAGAACCCGGAGGAATGCCCGAATCCTATCCTTTCTGAGGATTGGAGGGAGCAGCTTCAGGCAAAAGGCCTGTATGTTAAAGTTCTTGAACATAACTTATCGTATTTTTAAGTGAATCCACAGCGAAAGCACCACTCACCGATACCACATTATTTCCCTGTGCCAAGAAGAACTCCGATTTGGTCATCGGCTTTGTGCGCACGTCGCCTAAAACGACATCGACGACACCTGTAGCGCCCTGGACTGCATCAACGAGTTTAGTCTTGTTGAAGGTGCCGCCATATACAATGCCTGACAGGTATTCTTTCACGGCGCTCTCTATCGGAAACTTGGCCGTATCCCCGATTATCGAGCCGTCCGCATTCAGCAGCATAGGATCATATTGCACAGTCAAATCCAGCTGAATCAAATCAGGGTCATAGCTGTACACCTGAAAGAGCACACCGGCGGGCTTCCGCTTGTTCAAATACGTCTTGAACACCGTTAAAACATCATCTGAAAGGGCTTTAGGAACTCCGTTTTCATCGCCGGACACAAGGATATTGATTCCTGAAGCATTCTCCCTGACAGCTGCGTACTTGATGAGTTTCTTGCTCTCGTTCATTTCAGCATACCCGAAGGTCTTGGTCTTCTCATCATAGACCAGTTCGTCACCATACTGGAAGTCCATACATACCTTGTGATACCAAGGAATGGACGCAAGCACTGCTTCAGCAATCCGATTGTCCACATCCGCCTTGAACTGCTCGAAAATGGCTTCAAGAGCGAATATGGCAGCTGCCACGATGAAAAAGTATATATTCTCAAGACTGACCTTGGAAAACTTCTCATCAAACGAGTCATTCGCACTCAAGCCGTATTTCTCCCGTATGACCGGCTCTGCCATAAACTGGTCGGTCATACTTCTTTTGATATCTGATATTGTTCGTGTCATTGTTTTGTCGCAGGTTTGATATTATTGTTTCGGACATAGTCCTGAAGGTATTGGTCGAAGACCTTATCCGGACACTCGATTATCTGCCCTGTCGCCAGATCATCAGACATCGAGATGCCGTTGGCATTGGCAATGACAGGCATTGCCTCTATTGTTCCATACACCTGCACTGCTATATCGGCAAGCGTCTGTCCGTTCATTGCTGTCACTTTCATATTACTCTGAATTTTCTGAGAACCCATAACACCAGGAACACGACGGAGAATCCTCCAATCCACCCCAGAACTCTGACAATCCACGGAGTACGGGAAGTCTTGGCGGGTGCTTCTTCGCTTGAAATCACCTCGTGATAGTCAGACTTGGTTTCACCGGTTGATATGCTGTCCTTCACGACACTCTCTGAGGCGGTCACGGCCTTTTCCACTGATGTCGCCTTGTGTCCTTTGGTTTCACCTTTATACCTGAATGTCGCCTTCTCCTGAAGATGCGTCGCACCTGTGCTGTCCGGAGTGGAGAACCGTTCTGTAACCATCTCAAGTGATTCAGCCTTTTCCAATGTGAGGTTCGCGATGATCGTCTCCTCCAGTGCTGATTGAATCTCTCTCCGGAGCCTCAAGCTGTCAACCACCGCAACCGTTGTCTGAGCCGTCTGTTCCTGCGACACTTTCGATGCCGTGCCGCAGGAAACGGCTGCCAAACAAACAAGCATTATGGTAAACAAACGTTTCATCTCTTTCTGTTCTTCAGATAATTCTCGATACCTGTAAGGTGGACACTCACGATGTCTTTCCTTCCGCCAGCCGAGAGCATATACTTGACATCCGCCTTGTTGTCCTGGAAGAAGTTTTCGGTGAGCACAGCCGGACACGAGGTCTTTCTGAGGATATAGAACTGGGCTTCCCAGTCTTTATCATACTTTGCGTCCCGGAACTTGCGGACCGACAATCCTTTCTCCTTCGTGAACACCTCTTCGGCAGCTGCGTAGAGGAAATCGGCAAAGACATCCGACTCGGTAAACCCATCCGTAGTGTAGGCGCTCCAACCTCTTGCATTGTGCCACCCTCCATCATCCGGAGGCGCAGCGTTGCAATGTATGGAAACAAGCAGCACATTGTCTTTTCCGAGCGTCTCGCACATCCTGTTCACTCTCCTGGCACGAACGGCGAGAGGGATGTCCTCATCTTCAGGCACGAGCAGATCCGCATCGTACCCTCTTTCGCGGAGCTGATGGACGAGCGCAGCTGCTATTTCACGATTATACCTGTACTCCCTGAGAATCCCGTCAGGTGAGCGTTTGCCGGGCGTCTCGATGCCGTGGCCGTTATCAATCAGAATTTTCATCTTTTTTCTCTCCTTTCATTATCTGGTCATACAAATCCTCTCTTATTTTCTCAACTTTTTTGTGCGAGGCGTAGTTAATGCCAAGTATAGCCCCTACCATCGTACAGATTTCGCCGAACGCTGCAAGCACGGAGTTGTGAATGACACCCGTAGGGCTTACGATGAAGCCGGCAAGCAACAGCGAACATCCGAAAAAGATGAGGCATACGGCAAGAATGAACTGTCGTTCACTCGAATTGTCATTTGTTACTCTCTTGTCCATAGCCGTCAATATTTTGAATCTATCACTATTCCGTCAGAGGTTATCTCCACGGAGTTAACCGTCTGGCCATCCATTTCCATCTGTTCCCGAATCTCGCTTCTCCAGCCAAGCACATCGTCATCAAGAAGCATATCGGCGATGCCGACGCCCACTGAGACATCATCTTTCAGTTCACCCTTGTGCAGCTGAAGAATGAGTGCCTGGTTCTGTGACAATGTGTCCGCCAACACCAATCCGGACTCTATCTTCCCGGAAGAGTCCTTCACGACCTTGATGTCAAGATCCATATCTATGAGCTGCAATCCTGCCATATCAGTGAGTTATTGTCTTGTCTTCATAATCAGCCTTGTCGAATTTCGAAGCCGCAGACGCCGGTGATGTCACAGGAGCCGCAGTTCCGCTCTGAGCTGTTGGTGTGCCTGTAGTCGCCACAGTGTGCGTATGCGTGTTGAATTTATTCTTCAGCGCATTCACTTCATTCACAAGGTTGTTTAATTTCTTTGTCAAATCTTCTATGTTTATGAGGCCTCCGAGCTTGCCGCCGTTAACCTCGATGCTTTCAATTTCATCCACCTTCAGGACCACCAGTTCCGAAAGGTCTCCGGAAAGGGAGCCGACCACTACCGCCGTTCCCTCGCGAGGCACGATGAGTATCTGCTTGTCGTTCTTTGACAATGATGCCCGCAGCCTCACATCCGTAATCTCCTGCCTGCCGAACTTTATCGTACAGGATGATCCGTCCACCTTCGAGACTATTCCCTGGTAGATGGCAATCTGCGAATTTCCTGCGATGTCGCGGATATTCTTCGCCAGTCTTGCTTCTCCTGCCATATCAACTCAATCTGAATCCAAGTTCAACTTTACGGTTTGCCCCGCTGCTGTCGAATGTGGTTGTGACAGCCTTCACGAAGTATTTGCCGTCCTTGTAGTCATAGTCCTTGTCGTGCAGCTGTGCACTGTCTCCAGGCATTACCACAGGAAACAGCCAGGTCGTTATGCTGCCCTCGTATCCGTCGAAGCTTCTGCGCTTCACCTCGGCATTGCCGCGCTCCTTCATTGACTTGTCGTCATTGGCGGCACACTTGACCTCTATCTTCGTTCCGCCTGTAGAGCCGGTCTCAATCTCTTTCACCTTCCCGTCCGGAAGAAGCGCTTTGACGACGACCTTCACCTTGCGGTCTTCCGCCTTGCAATACTTGAGGTCGCACTTCTGTACATTCTGAGAGAAATCATACAGTACATCCTTGCCTATCTTCTCTCCCGGAGCGTGTATATGCAGAGTCTTGCCCTCCAGATAGATGTCCGAGCCTGACTCTTCCTGTACCTTCTTCAGGACATCGTAAGCAGTGGCGCACGACACCACGAACTTCGAATAACTCCACGAATAGGTTGAGTTTATGGTGTAGCCTCCTCCGATTTCGGCAATCACCTTCTTCAGCAGGGACTGCAAGGAAATGTCCTTGTACTGGGCGTCCTTGAGCTCCTTGCGGAAGTTGTAGAGGCTGTCTTCGCACTCGACGGTAATGGTGCCGTTGTCCGTGCCTATCCTCTGCACATAGCCGGAGAACTCCTCCGTCATTCCGACCTCCTCATATCCGAGCCGGATGCGTACAGTGTCTCCACGACGGATCTTGTCTTCCACCTCCAGCGCGGCGTTATACTCCGCAGCCGGAAGCTTGATGATGGCGCTGTCCGCCAATGTCTCGACGCTGCGCCTTACCTCGACACTGTCCAGGACACCGACCTTATAGCCGCCAATCTCTATGTCATACATCATCGTGAACATACCTACATCTTTTTGAGGTCTTCTTTCTTCAACAACAGTTTATACATATCATCGGAGAGTGCCCCGATTTTATATCCCTGATTCTGCGGTCCGCTTGTCATCGGGAAATCGAATGTCTCGATGACTATCCGGCTGATGGAGAACACCTCGAACAGAGGACATCTCACCTTCAGTTTGGCAGCCTCGCAAAAGCGTCGGAGCTTCATCACATCCTCCTTTGGATACTGCCCGTCGCTACCCATAAGAAGTCCCTCTATCGAGATGCTGTAGTCATCCTGACACCATCTCTCCTTGATGGAGCCTCTTACGGCTCCCTTAGATACTTTCTTCTTGACGATAGTGTTCTTGCCGGTGACGGTAATCAAAGGCTCATACGGCAATCTCCACCAGTCGCCTCCATCCATTTGCAGATCGAGCGGGAACATCATCGGCATACCCTGCGCATTGACAGCAAGGACTTCAAGAGCTTCCTTTTTCGTCATCGACGCAAAGTCGTAGTCCAGTCCGTCATTCATCTTGACGGAGGTCGTATTCATTTCCGGAATGATGACATACGGATTCAGAACCGCATTCAGAATCTTCCTGAAATTGAACGTGTTTATAGTGTAATCTCCCGCTTTCATACTATCGTGCTGCGCTTAGGGCAATTTCAAGAGCCCTGTTCATACATTCCGTCACCCTGTCCTGTAGCTCATTCGTATCTTCCGCCGTCTCCATTGACACGTTGAAAGACTCGATGAGTTTGGTGATGGTCATATTGATTGAGGTGTTGCGTGTGCCTCCTGTCGTTATGGACTCGGCACTCTTGGTCGTGCCCGTGCCATAGGCTGACGGACTCATATCCGGAGTCTCGACCATTCCTGCAATTCCCGGCTTGGAAACGCCTGACTTCTCCTGCTCCAGACGCGAGTTATAAGTATCCTTGAAGCCGCCCAGCAGGTTTTTGCTTGCACTTGCCGCCTTTTGGGCAGCCTCGACTCCGGTAATACCCTTCACACCTTCCTTAGCCGATTCCCACACACCGCTGAAGTCTCCCTTGAAGAGTTTTCCGATTGCTTCACCGATTTTTCCGATGCCCGTGAGCAACCCTTGAATCCTGTCAATGACAAAATTCTTCAGTATCTCTCCGAATCCCTTGATGGTGTCCCAGGTAGCCTTCACCGCAGCGCGGAAACCATCAAACTTCTTCCACGCCAGAATGAGCCCGGCGACAAGAGCAGCAATGGCAGCCACTACGAGGCCGATAGGATTGGCACTCATCGCCGCGTTCAACAGCCACTGAGCCTTCTCTACCAGCAGCAGCCACATATAGTGAATGCCCTCAGTAATCGTCAGGCCTTTCAGAATGCCATTGGATATCATTTGTACAGTGTTGTATGCAGCGACTGCCGCAGCCAGTCCTCCGATTACAGGAATAAGGCTCGATATATGAGGAATGACATTCTTTAACACCGTTAAAACACTGTTCAAACCCGATAAAACGGCGCTTACAAGAGGTTGGATGAGATTATATACCTCAAGAAGAGACGCGATGAATGCTCCCTTCACCTGTTCGAATTTGCCGGAAGTGGTGCTGGCCAATGAACCTATCATATTGTTGTACTTCCCGCCTTCAGACGTGGCGTGAATGACTGCCTGCTCGAACATCTCGAATGTGATTGTGCCCTTCGACATCTCGTCCTGCAACTGGGCCATACTTTTGCCGGTCATCTGTGAGATGTCATACAATGGGTTGAATCCGACGTTGAGCAGCTGCCTGTAATCCTGAGTCATCAGGCGTCCTGCGGTCGATATCTGGCCGAACACCGTTGCGAGGGTTGACATCTTGTTCTTGTCTCCGAGCGATATGTCTCCAAGCATCTTCAGATCCTTGACGACCTTCTCTGCCGGCACGCTGTATGCCAACAGGCTCTGAGCAGCATCACTCATATCCATTCGACTCCAGAGAGTATTGTCAGCATAGTCGTAGATTTCATCGAGCATCTTGCCTGCCTTGTCTTGCGAACCCACGAGCACGTCGAATGATTTGGCGGTCTTCTCCGCCTGCATTCCGAGAGTTGACACCGTTCCGATTCCCGCTGTCATAGCGACAATCGGATTGGTGAAGAACTCTGCTCCAGGAAGACTCATAAATGCCTGCTTCAGCTTACCGCCTACGGTCGTGGAGAGGCGATCGGCAGCCTGTTCCGCAGATTCAATGGAACCCTGAATCTTGGAAGCGGCATTGACTACCGACGCATCGCCCTGGGAGGCGAACTTGATTATGAAATCAATAAGCTTCATTTTTTGTTGGCATCTGATTCACGCTTGCGGATGTCAGCGAGCTGCGCAAAGGTCTGCGCCCACTCCTCATCCGTCATCTTGTCCGGGTCGCAATGGAGGTAGTATCTCATCATCGTGTCAGTGTATCCGATGAAATTAGCCTCCAGCCTGCCGTCCGCAAGCTCTATAACTTTTTTATCTCACCCTGCTTGGTCTCGAACATCTCCATTGCCACGGGCATAGCACCGAAGAAGTATTCATCGTTGTCGAGAATCTCCTTGTCGCCCTCGACAAAGGTGCTTCTCAAGATTGTCTCCGCGAGTTTCACCGCGTCCTTGCCCTGGCTTGAAACGGCCGTGGCATAGGAAAGGTCCTGACGGCTCGGCTTCTTGAAGACAGCCTGCTTGTCATCCACCTTGATAAGATATACTGAACCGTGTTTTTCTTTCAGTTCCGCTATTCTGCTTTCGTTGATTGTGTACATAATTCCTGTTTGTTAATTGATTATGCCAGGCCGGCAAGACCGGCCCGGACACTAAATACCTGACTTCTTCAGGAAGATGAATGGAAGTGTGATTTCCATAAACTTCGCTCCCTGTGCCAGACCCTTTTCACTCTCTGTGAACTCTGCCCCGTGAAGGATGTCGGTGCTGATGACGCCTCCCTTTCCTGGATCGACATAAGACACGACTATCTCCATACTGAGCTCAAGGATGCTGCCGACACCGGCTGCCTTTGCCGCAGTCTCCAGCGCCTGAAGTTCGCTCTGGAGGATGGTCACTTCTCCGTCGTATGAGTAGTTGCCGTGCTGGATGCCCTGCGGCTTGTTGCCCTTGCCGTAGAGCACTTCCTTCTCCTTGCTCTCCTTGTACTTGACAGAGCGGATACCGGTGACGATACGTCCGCCGATGACGACGTTCACGTCTGACCATTCATATTCTCTACTGTTGAACATATTGACCTCCTATTCTACTTTGAAACCAAGATTCGCCACAATGGTCCTCGGATAGCCGAACGGACGTGCTGCCACAGTCACCTCAAGAGTTGAAGTGGCACGGACATTCTGAGAAGCGTCAATGCTGCACTCCACTCCGGAGCCGTCGACGGCGGCGAGTTCACCGGATGCCGTCATCGATGCGTTGACGGCCTTCTCCACCTCAGCCTCCCAGCTGCGGATGATTGGCTCCTGCATAGTGCCGTCATCATTCAGTTCAACCTCATCGAGAAGACCGTTCAGAAGGGTGTCGTAAGCGATGCGCAGCACCTTGTCGATGGTCCTTCTGGCAGTAAGATGAGCATAGTCGTCAGTCACCGCGACGACAAGCCTGTCATCGGTGAAGTAATAGCCGCTTCTGCCCACGTGCACGCGAGGCGTGACATATCCTTTCTCGTAGATGGCGGAGACATCGTCCATCGCCTCTTCCACTGACTTGCTGCCCAGATAGAGCTCTGTCACAGATATGCTGCCGTCCTTCACGCGGCCGATATTCCGCTGCACAGGACTCTTCGCGATACGTCCGGCGACGTAGCCGATGGCGGTGTGCTTCTCCGTCGGGCTCTCCGAGCCGAGGAAAATCATCACCCTGTTCGACGTCTCTTTGGAAACATCCTTCAGTTCAGTTGCGTTTCCTGTGTAGGCGTAGCCGTCCAGGACGATGAACGCCGGTGCATAGAGTTCCTCCGCCGTCCATTCGCCCAGCTTCTGAGCCTTAGGCAGAGCGGTGAATACATCCTTCGACAGACCCGTTTCCACCGTGGCGGCCTTGTCTTCATCCGGATGCAGGATGACGACTCCGCGCACAGCACCCTTCAGAGACTGAAGAATCGAGCGGAGCTTGCCGCTGTCCTTGTCGCAGAACGCAGACATCGACGCGTCCGAATATACGGCGACATAAAGCGGTGTTCCCTCCGGAGCCTCCGTATAGAACTGCTTCACAGACTTGTACAGAGCAGCGTGAGTCGTCTCCTTCGCGCCAAGTTCCTCAAGGCCTGAAAGCCTGTAGATTTTATATGCCTTATCCGTCTTCAATGTGTTGGCAACGGCAGTTCCCTTCGCGCAGAGGAGGAGAACCCCGTCCTCTCCGGTCGTCACCGTGCCAAGCATCCCGTTACGGAAAGCCACTTTGATTTTTGGTAATGCCATTGTTATAAAAGTTTAATGGGCAGCCGTGTTCCGGCTGCCCGGTGAACTATTCGGCCGTAATGCCCACGATTGCGTACACGCCTTTCTTATCAGACCTTGAGATGCAGCCGCCGCAACGAACGAGGAAGCTGTAGAGGTCTCCGTAGTAGGTCGGGTCATCCTCGGAAGCGAATATCTTCACCTCGCCGAGTGCACGACGGACAGAGGTTACGTGCCAAGCGAGACCGGCAGCGCAGTCGGTGGCAGCTTCTGTCGAAGCAAGCCCAGTGGCCGCTCCTGCTGCCACTGCATAACGAAGGACAGTCGAGCGCTTCATCACCTTGAAAGAGTAGAGCTCTCCCACCACTCCCTTGGCGACGTCCGCCTTCTGGAAGAATCCGATTTTGTCGGTGTTGGTCATTGACTCAAGAAGCTCGGCGTACATCACTGCGTCCAAAAGGAGATAGCGCTCCTCCTGAGGGATGTCTTCTGCGTCGAACTTGGTCATCAGCGCAAGCACGTCACTGGTGGTAAGGGCTTTGCGTTTGCCGGTCGCCTTGTTAAGGTGCGCATCCTTCGCGAGACCTGAAGTATAGACGATGCCCGCAGCCTGCTTCGGAGCCCAGCTCTCAAGCAGACCTTCGTGTGCGTTGCGACGAAGTTCCTCGCGGTCCTGGGCGATTACAGAACGACGCTTGTCGTATGAGAGTTCAACGGTATCTGCCTGAGGGATGCAGATCGGGTCGGTGGTGTATTCGTCAAGCGTGTACTCGACGTCAGTGTCAACGCGCTTGGTAGCGCTGGCTGGAACACTTGAGCGGTTCTTCTTCACTCCGGAAGGCGCTCCGGCATTAGGTACGTGCACTTTCTTGCCCTCATTGACGAATGCGTCGTCATTGACTGCTTTAGATGCGAAGGAGTTATCAGGGAAGAGTCCCTCGACGATGTCCCTGCTCCAGATTTCTTTCTGAATTGCCATAATTTATACAGTTTTTAAACGTTACTTTTTGAAAGCCTCATCGAACTTCTGCTGATAGACTTCCGGATAATTGCTCTTGAGCTCGGCGAGACGGTTTGCCTTGTCAATCTCATCCCAGCTCATAGAGAGGATGTCGCTTTTCTTGTCTCCATGCTGGTCAATGAACTGCTCGACCTGCTTGCCTGCCTTGCGGACCGAAAGAGAGTTGAGAATGGACTTGGCGTTCTCCTCGTCCGTATCGAGAAGCGAGAGGAATGCGGGCTTCTGAGCCTCGGTGATTTTACCTTCAGTGACCGCCTGGTCAAGAAGTGCAGTGTGTGCCGCCTTGCGGGATTCCGCAATCTGGGCAGTGAGTTCCGCGACCTTGCCTTCCAGGGCACTGACTTTCGCCGCTGAATTTTCGAGACGTGCAATCTCCGCCATCAGCTGCTCTTCAGTTGTCGCGTTCTTGAATGAAGGCCTTGCCTTCAAATCGTCAATGAAAGCCATATTTTTATTGTTGATTAGTGGCCAACCGTTACCGGCAAGCCTGTTTGTGAAAAATTTGTAGATATCGTCATTCGTCGCATCCGCGCCCGGTGCGTTGTCGTCATCGATGTCATAGATCCCCTCGATGAGTCCGAGTTCCTTCGCTTCGGCAGCCGTGAACCAATGGTCCACTCCGTCGAAGTATTTCGCCGACACCTCCTCCGCAGAGCACTTGCACTTGGCGGCAATCATCTCTGCAAGGGTGTTCTCCAGCCTCTCCATAGTTGAAGCGGCGGCACGCAGCTCATCAGCCGTGCCGCACTCTCCGCCACGGACTCGATGAAGCATCAGTCTCGCGTGATTGGACATATAGAGAGGCTTGCCGCACAGCGCGATGATGGCGGCGATGGATGCGGCGATGCCGTCAATGTATATGGTTATGTCAGCCTTCGATGCCGTGAGGGCATTGAATATCGCTATGCCGGCAAAGACCTCTCCGCCCACGGAATTGATCCTTATATCAATCTTCCGATAGACCCGCTGGAGTTCCATCAGTTCCGTCACCACCTGTGCCGGGCTCACTTTCTGATCCTCGCCCACCGGTCCATAAAGGAGGAGGCAGGCAGACTCACCTTCAGAAGGTATTATATTGAAAAATTTCTTGGTCATACTGATTCGTTTTCCGCAAATATGACCCTCATTTGGCACACCGCAAAATCGGCGTTTTGTCATACTCGAAAATATCGACTATGACAGTCGAAAATATTGACTATCATAAAATTAAAATTTTCAAACGGCTGTTAAAAGGGGCATATTTGCCGAAAAACATAGGATATATGGCAGCATTGACAAATGACAAGAAGAAAGCCCTGGCAAAGGACATATATACTCTCGGCCAATACACCTTCGAGGAAGTGGCGGCGAAAGTCGGCAGTACCAGGCAGACGATATCGAAATGGTGCAAGGAAGGACAATGGGACGAACTCAAGGCAGGAATGACCGTGAGCCGTGAACATCTTCTCAAGGGAATGTATTCCCAGGTAGAGGAAATCAACAGGTGCATACGTCAGAACGACCCGGGGACACGCTATGCCACACCGGCACAGGCGGACACGCTCTCCAAACTCTCCGCAGCCATCAAGAAACTGGAGATGGACACAGGCATCTCCGATCTCGTGAGCGCAGGCATACGCTTCGCCGAATGGCTGCGTCCTGTGAATATGGAGAAGGCAATCGATTTCGTGAACCTATGGGACGCGTTCCTGAAAGAGCAGCTGTGATATGAAACAGGAAGACAAACTCAAACTCAAGGAATGGGCCGACTATAAGGCGGATATCCGTAACTCCACACCCGTCGAGACCCTTTCCGAAGCGGAAATCCAGAAGAAAAAGACCTATCTGGAAGCACGCCCCATCGAATGGATAAAATACTTCTTCCCGAAATACACGAAATACGAGTTCGCACCCTTCCAGATAAGGGCCATCAAGCGCATACTCGGCAATCCGGAGTGGTACGAAGTCCTCTCCTGGTCTCGTGAGCTCGCGAAGAGTACCATCGTGATGTTCTGCGTGATGTATCTCGTCCTTACGGGACAGAAGAAGAACGTGATGCTTGCAGCCGCCACGGTAGATGCTGCGAAGAAACTCCTCAAGCCGTACCTCGCCAATTTCGAAGCCAACGGACGACTGAAGGCTTTCTATGGAGACCAGGTCAACCTCGGCGACTGGACGGACGAGCACTTCGTGCTGAAGAACGGAGCCTCGTTCACCGCCGTGGGCGCTGGACAGGCGCCGCGAGGCAGTAGGAACGAGAACGTGAGACCGGACATCCTGCTCACCGACGACTACGACACTGACCAGGACTGCCGTAACCAGTCTGTCCTCGACAAGAAGTGGGACTGGTGGGAGAAGGCATACTATCCGACACGTTCAGTATCCGAGCCGACACTTGTACTCTGGGCCGGCAACATCATCGCGAAAGACACCTGTGTCGGACGCGCCGGCAAGATGGCGGACCACTGGGACATCATCAACCTCACCGACAAGGACGGCAACAGCACCTGGCCGCAGAAGAACACTCCGGAGAAGATTGAACGAATCCGCAGCTCCGTCTCCAAGAAGACATACGAGGGCGAGTACAACAACAATCCCATCTGCGAGGGAAAGGTCTTCACGAATCTGCCTTTCGGCAAAGTCCCGTCACTGAAGAAATTCAAGTTCATCGTCATCTACGGCGACCCGTCCTACTCCAATAAAAAGGACAAGAGCAACTCATACAAGGCAGTGTGGGCTGTCGGACAATACAAGGGGACATACTACATCATTGACGGCTTCTGCGCCCGTGAGACGAACGCCAATTACGTCGATTGGTACTACACGCTGCTTGAACGGATAGGAATGCAGACGACCGTCTATTGCTTCCAGGAGAACAACAGCCTTCAGGACCCGTTCTTCGAGCAGGTCATAAAGCCCATAGTGAGAGAGAAGAACGGCACCAAGCCATTCACTCTCCACCTCATCGGAGACGACCGCAAGAAAGCCGACAAGGCCACACGTATCGAGGCACGGCTTGAACCCATCGACAGGGAGGGACGCTGGATTTTCAATGAGGACCTGGAGGACAATCCGAATATGAAGGAACTACGCGACCAGTTCACCCTCTTCGACCTCTCGCTCCCTTATCCCGCCGACGGTCCTGACTGTATCGAGAGTGCCATCGTCATCATCGACGAAAAGATGCGCAGCTGCAAGGCTGTCATCGACACCATAGACTTTAATTCAGTATCATCAAATGACAACAGACTCTGATATGGACAATTTTATCGAAATGCGCGACTATGACGCATCCATCCACAGGGAGATACTTGACTCGCTGCTAAAAGGCGACGCGCAGTCAGACCCTATACTCATAGAAATATGCGAAGACAGGGCGGTCTCCGAAATGAAGTCCTACCTGTCGAAGTTCTACGACACGGAAGCCATCTTCTCTGCCAGAGGAACGGACAGGCATCCGCTCATCCTTATGATGTGCCTCGACATCGCGGTATATCATATCTTCTGCCTCCATAACCCCTACAAGATTTCGGAAATCCGGAAAGACCGATACGAAAGAGCGGTCGCCTGGATGAAGGAAGTCGCCAAGGGCCTTGTCACCATCGACGGGGCTCCGCGCAAAAGCGAAGAGGACAGCAGCAACCCCTGGCAGATAACCAGTGACACCCACCGCGGGACTTATCTATAAACACCGTTCAAATACCATTTAAACAGCTCTATATGGCACGCAAAGCAAAATATAACAAGAAGGGCCGCATCTATGAGGGCGGCATCACACAGACAAGCAATCTGCCCGAAGAGAGACGGCAGTTGGACATCATACTCCAGTCGCCGGAAGTCTTCCATTTCGACATAAACAAGTTTATGCAGGCGTACAACAGCGCCTCTGCAATCGACTGCTACAACAGGGCACGTCTCTACGATATGTACGAGTCGGCGATGATGGACCTGCACCTCTCCGGACTCATCGACAAGAGAAAGGACGGAGTGTCGCTCGTTCCTATCGAGTTCCGCCGTGACGGCAAGCCGGATGACATCATCAACGAGCAGATACAGGCTCCGTGGTTCTCCGACTTTGTCGAGGACATACTGATGACCAAGTTCTACGGATACGGACTCTTCCAGTTCGTCAAGGATGGAGAGTGGATAAGCTACTACAAAGTCCCTTACAAGCATTTCGACCCCGTCCGGAGAGAGATCCTCCGATACGAGTACGACAGCACAGGCGAACCGCTTGAGAACTTCGACAACATCCTCTACGTGGGCAAGGGAGACCGCGACCTCGGACTGATGGCGAAGATAGTCCCGATGGTGCTCTACAAGAGAGGCAACTTCGGGGACTGGGCGAACTACTGCCAGATATTCGGCATTCCGATCCGCGAGTACACCTACGACGCCGGAGACGAGGAGACACGCCAGAGGCTCATCCGCGATGCCCGCAGGCAGGGAGCCAACGCCGTGTACATCCACCCGAAGGACAGCAACCTCAATATCATCGACTCGGCCACCAAGCAGGGCAGCTCCGAACTGTTCAAGGCATTCAACGAGACCTGCAACATCGAGATGTCCATTGCCGTCCTCGGCAACACCCTCACCACCGCAGCACAAAGCACGGGCAGCGAGGCACTCGGAAGCGTCCACGCCGAAGAGGAGAACAAGAAGCAGAAGAAAGACCGTCAGTACATCCTCAATGTCCTGAACTACGAGATGACGGACATCTTCGAGAGCCTGGGCTTCAATGTCCGTGGCGGCAAGTTCACCTACGTGGAATCGAAGAACATCGACACCACCGCCCAGATTGCCATCGTCGAGAAACTCAACGCTATGGGGCTGCCAATCTCCGACGACTACCTGTACGAGACTTTCAACATCGAGAAGCCCGAGGCCTACGATGAGATGAAGGCTCAGAAAGCGGCGGAAAAGGCTCGCCAGGAGGAGATGAGGGCACAGCTGGAGCAACTCACGGCAGAGCGTCTCAACAACCCTCCTAAGCGGGAAGAAGAGGAAACGGGACAGATCACCAACCGGCTGAAGAATTTTTTCGGTTTAGCCCCGGAAGGAGGGGCGCTGTAGATGAGTCCTTCATCGCACAGGTTGACTCCCTCTATGCCGACACGTGCGAGCGATGCGGCGGTTTCACCAACTCCGCAGAACATCACATAACATTCAGCCCAGAAGCGCTGACACGAGGACTGGAAGCAATCTTCGACGGATTCAATGTCAAGAACGACATCCAGAGGGACATCTTCCGGGAGACCTTGAGAATCTTCAACCGTGCCGCCGCAAGAGGCATCTCCGAAGCTTATGACGAAAAGGCCATCACCGACGGATTCCTTGAGGAAATAAGGCACAATAACGAAGTATTCGCAGCGTTCAGGACTCACAGTATGCAGAACGCCATTGCCAGGCAGATGACCGATGACAAGGGACAACTCAAATCTTTCCATCAGTTCCGCAAGGATGTCGAGCCGCTCACCGGCAAATACTGCGACCAATGGCTGAACACCGAGTACAACACGGCCATCATCCGTGCGCATCGAGCAGCCGACTGGAAACACTTCGAGGCGGAGAAGGACGTCTATCCGAACCTCCGCTGGATGCCTACCACCTCGGCAAACCCCGATCCGGTCCACGCCCGTTTTTGGACTCAGAAACTCACCCTGCCTGTAGATGATCCGTTCTGGGACCATCACCATCCGGGAGAGCGCTGGGGATGCAAGTGCACCTGCGAGCAGACCGATGAACCGGTGAACGACCTCGGAGTGACTGAAGACAAGACCGAGACCGCAAGCCGTGGACTGAAAGGCAACCCCGGAGTCACGGGCAAGCTCTTCAGCGAAGACCATCCGTACTTCCCGAAAGACTGCGGAAACTGTCAGTTCAACAAGAAATTCAGAAACAGGCTGGACGGATTCTTCAACATCAAGAGAGACTGTGCGACTTGTCAGGCGTGCGCTCAAGCAATACGGGATATGAAGGCAAAAAATGAAATGCCTAATGAATACGAGTTCGAGCCGAAATATGGTGAACGAATGAAAATATGCAAAGGCGCCGATGAAAATGAGCTGGTAGAAAATAAGAGATGTCTCGGCTCTTTGCTTGATTCTTTTCCGGATATGACAGCCGTAATCCGCAAACACGTCAATGCAGTTGGCGTAAAGAACCCGGAATATATAATCAACGGGCTAATCGCCGACCGTAAGGGTATTCAAAGCGAACAGGGAATTTCAAATTCCTTCAACCGAGCAATAAAACAAGGATGCAAAGCTGTGGTAATAGATCTTGATTTGCATATGCAACGTGTAAATAACAAGCGTCTTGCAACCCATATTCAGTGGAGATATTCTGATTTTGAACAAAACTTAATAGAGCATTGTTATGTTGTATTGAATGGGAAAGCCGTAGATATAACTAAGGAAATCTTAGACAAAGGTACACTGATAGAAGCCCTTAAAAGCCTAAAGCCATAGATTTCTCTATGGCTCAATATGGACGGTGCAGCTTGAAGTTATCGCGCCTTTTAAGCACTCGCATCCGATCACAAAATAACAAAACATTTTTCACTTTTCCAAATGTCATCTAACAATATCGAAAAAGAAGTCCGACAGGCAGTTAAAGACCTGATGCACATCCGCTCGCGAGTCGTCCCCGTAAAGGTCGGCAAGGAGGTCGTGTCTTCCGTCCGGCAGAACTTCCGCAGCGGTGGCTTCTATGGTGACCAATGGAAGCGGACAAAGAGGCAGGACGTCCCCTTCAAAGGTGCGGCAGGCTCATACGGACCTCTCCTCAGCAAGTCCACCCATCTGATGAGCAGCACCGACTATGTGCCGGGAAACGCACAGGTCACCATCCGGAACACCGAATCTTACGCCGCCTACCATAACGAAGGAGCGGAGGCAAGGGTGACCGCCAAGATGAAGAAATTCTTCTGGGCGAAATACTATGAATCCGGAGGAGGAAAGAAACAAGGCAAGAAAAAGGAGATCCCGAAAGATGCGGAGTTCTGGAAGGCTATGGCCTTGAAGAAGCCGGGGCGAAAAATCAAGATTCCGAAGAGACGCTTCCTCGGCCCGTCCCCTCAGGTTGACAAGATTGTCTCCGACATCATAAACAATGAATTTGAAAAATACATTAAAAGACTGAAATAATGGAACACCTTCTTAACGACATCATAGAACTCATCGGCAACAATATGCCGGACATCCGCACGGTGGATGAAGACTACGGACAGCTTGAAATGCTCGACGACAGCAGGGAGTCCTATCCCCTAATCTTTCCCGCAGTCCTCATTGACGCTCCGGAGACATCCTGGGAAAACATCGGAGGACTGTCGCAAAAGGGGCTCTGCACTGTCAGTGTCCGTCTCTGCATCGACTGCTATGACGACACCCACTACAACTCCGGCACTACTGGGAAGATTCTCTCCAGGGAGGAAAAAAGAAAAGAGCTGCACCGGCTCCTGCAAGGTCATTGCATCGGCTGCGGTTCAGCTCTCATAAGGACATCCTCAAGGTTCTACACTGCGAACCACGGGATAAAGGTTTACGAATCTTCCTATACTCTCGAAGTGACAGAAATGTGCCTGCCGGAGACTACGAAGAAAGAACTCAAAATCAAGGTGTCACCTCTTCCGGGAAAAGAGTGAGCTGATCATCTGAAGACTTCGACTGCTGTTTCTTCGGAGCATATTCCTTCGGAGTGTTCGGTGCCGAAGTCTTCTTCAGAATCTGCCAAATCATAAATTCGGAAAGGAAGAACTCGTTTTCCGAAAGTTCCTTCACGGCATCATCGAACCGGAGTCTCTTGACCTCGGTCCAATAGTAATACCTTTGGGCTATCTTCCTGTTTCTCGCCTCAATCAGGCGTCTATTTCTTCCTTTCTTTCCCATTTTGATTATCTATCTGTCAACAACTTTATACATATCCCTCAATACCTCCTGGACTACCGCCCTGAACTCCGGCCTCTCCCTGAAGAACTCCTTGAAATTCTCCGCCATCCGGTGAGCCGAGCCGCAGACGACCAGAAATCCTCCGTCATCGCTGAAACTGGACGCCAACGTGTCCACCCTCAGCTCCGGCTCCCTCGAATTGTTCAGACGCACAAGGTGGCCTATGTCCTCAGCCGCATTCCTCAGATTCTTCTCAAGGTGATCCTTCAGACACCTCTTCTCCTCTTCTGTCAATGTTACCATATCCTCACCTCCTATGCTTCAGTCATTCCCAGAGGAATCTGCACCCACGCTCCAGTCTCCTTGTCCCTCGTGTACGCCTTGAGGAACGTCCTGGACACCTGCGGCTGATAGGCATCCTCGATGATGCGCACCCCGTCGATGAAATCCGCAGAACCGGACTCCTCCGCCATCTTGCGCAGCTGGATGATTCTCGAAGCCTTCAGGGTGCCCTTCGCATCCTTTGCGAGCAGACGCATCACCATCGACACGAGCGCCTTGGAATCCTCATCCTTGGCAAGCGAACCGATGTAAGCCTTCACTTTTGCGATGCCGTCGTCAGCCGTGTCGAGATAGCCGTCAGTCACATAATTGCCGAGGACAATCCTCTTGGTGCCTGCCGTGTTCGTGAATGTATGGGACTGGTTGTCCAGCTCCTTGTTGTTGAGCTTGAACATCTCCTCCTTGATGTCGATGACCGCCTTGAACTCATCGAAGACCTTCTTCTTGTACGTCGCAAGATCCTCCGAAATCGACTTCAGGTTGGGCATCATAGACTCGATGGCGTCATCCACCATCTCCCTGTAGTTCTCCCGCATCTTCTTCTCTGCGGCCTGGCGCTGCTCTTCGAGCTGCTTCTGCTGGAATGCCTTGAACTTGGCAAACTCATCCGCCGTCATTTCAACGGCCATTGTCGTGTTTTCTTCCATAATACGTCTGTTATTAGAATTGTTTAAACATAAATCTTGAATATTCCCTTTTCAATGCTGCGCAACACTGGCGCTCCCGCCGCCTGTCCATTATCCGGGACACGAACGGAATGTACCAATACCATTTCATATCAACTCATCCTCTCTCTTGATGTCCTGCTCGTCTTTAACTTAGATTCCACGATCCTTGCTTCCGCCAGCGCCATTGCCATCGTGCTCATCGCCTCGGCCGACTTCTCCACCACCTCCTTCCGCTTCTCGCCCCTCCGCTCCTCTTCCTCCATACTCTTCAGACCGCCCCTCCGGATGATGGACTCCAGCTTGCGCACGAGGGAGTTGAGCTCATCCACACCCAAATCGTAGAACTTCTTTCCGGCAATCTTCGGATTGGCCACGAAAGCATTGATGCCGTCCCAGTTGTCAATCGTCGGGATCCCGAGCCTGCCGATTCGCAGCAGTGCTGCGCTCCTTGCCCTCTTCAGTGACAGCTCGCGGGCCCTCTGCTCGGTAGGGCTGCCATACTGTAGCGAGTCGCACATCCGGATGAACTCCTGACGGCTCATCTGTGAGACGTGAGTCGTGCGGCCATTCGTGAACTGGCTCACGATTTCATCCTTCTCAAGCATCGGATTCTGCTTCAGCAGAGCATAAAACCGAGAATAGTCATTCTTCTTCGTCTTTTTTTCCATCGCTTTCATAATAGAACTCATTTGATTCCTTAGTCTTGGTGTTCCAATAATTCCACGCCCCCTCCTTCCAGATTACCGCCTTGCCCGTCTCGCCTATGAATCGGCCGTTGCTGAACGCCACGAAACCCTCTACCCATATCTTCAGCATCGCGTCATACTTCACCGACCTCGCCGCCCGTCCTGCCGGCTGCCTGCCGTCCGCGTGGGAGACGAATATCAGCAGCTTGTTCTTCAGCCTGCCCTTGAACTCCAGATACTCCCTGTAAGTCATTCCCATATACTGGTAAGAGTCAATGACTATGAACTCGGGGCTTCTCGGCTTGGTCAGCCTCTCGACAAGCTCATCCGGAGTGGCGGACTCCAGCACCTGGAACTTGCTCCCGCAGGAATACATATCGAATCTCTTCAGAGTGTTCTGGAAAGAGAGCGAGAACCCCTCCTCAAGAGTGATGAAGAGCACCTTGCCGAATCTGGTCAGTTCCTTGCACAGGGAGATGACTGCCGCAGACTTGCCGTTGCCCGAATTTCCCCAGAAGAAAACCACTCCGGAGCGGTCCATCGTGCCGATGCACCTGCCCCACTCTCCCTCAAGGGTGATGGTCTTGCGGCGTATGCCCAGAATCTCTTTAGCTGTGAGTGAACGTGGCATTTGAATATCGTTTGAACGGTTTTAGACTACTTTTCAAATCCTTCTTGAACGGCCTTCTTGCGGAGCTCCTTGTGCACGGACTTCTTCACACGGCGCAGGTCATTGCCACAACTGTGTGCCTCCGCAACCACATTCCTGATGGCCGCCTTGTCAGTCACTCCGTTGGCGATGCAGATGCCTTCCACCTCGGCGGCGCTCACGAGATTCAGCGGAACGAACCTGCGGCAGATACGGCTCTCCAGCTCATCATAGCCCTTGCGTCCTCTCGTCACACCGCGTCTCATCCTCTCCTCCATATAGTTCGTCGAGAGGAACACCATACCGCACTTGTCTTCCAGGGCATTGTACAGGGAGACGTAATAATAGAGCACGCTGTCGGCCAACTTGTCGCCCTCATCGAAGATGAGCAGCGGACTTTCCATCTTCACCAATTCGCTGAATATGGACCTCAAGGTCTCGCGTACAGTCATCCCGTGGGTTCTGATGCCAATCTTCGACGCCAGTTCACCGACAAAGTCAGCCTTGGTCATATCACTGCTGCAAGTGAGCAGAAAGACGTTCTTGTGGGACTCGGCATACTGTGCTGCCGCCGTGCTCTTGCCGATGCCTGCCGGACCGGTAATCCACACCACATTGCTCTCCTCCTGTGAGTCGAGGAAATAGAGCATCAGGCTCTGGTGAGCCACCGTCTCATACAGCTGCCAGCCTCTGGACGAGAAGATCTGCGACTGCACCTTCATCCACATCTCATCGCTGATGAGTGCCCAGTTCCCGTTGAGAATGCTGCTGACGGTCGCGCTCGACACGCCTTTGAGCGAATTTGCCGCCTTGTTCTGAGAAGAATAACGGCCTACATAGGTTCTCAGATTCTCACTGATTTCCCTTTTCTGTGTGTCATTTAGCTTTGCCATAATGTTTGTGTGTTTGTATGTATTGGTCCGGCTGGAGGAATCGAACCTCCGTCGCTGGATATGTGCCCATTCCGTCAAGGTCACACCCGCTGCTCTTCATCCATTGAGCTATGCCGGAAATGTTATAGTCTGTTCAGCGCCTCGATGATGTCGAAATTGCTCTGCGCCTTCTGCACCTGCCCTACCGAATCCGGAAGCGACTCGCGAACCGGCTCTTCTCTCCTCGCTTCAGCCTGTTCCTCTGCCCTTATCTCCTCCGCAAACCTCAGATACTCCGTCCGGCTCACTCCCTGAGGGCGAGGTGCATTGTAACCGGCACTCTCATAACCCACTCCGTATTTCATCTGAAGTGCACGTGTCTGAAGGTCTCGTCGGACAATCTCCTTCTTGTTGGCGTTAAGTGCCGATATGATAGAAGAGCGCTCGCCCTCGACCTGGTCCTGCATCGCACGGTGAATCATCATATAAGGCTCTGCCCAGGTATTGAACTGAAGACCATATTTCGGGTCGTCGATGCACAGGCGGACCCTTGAGAGATCGTGAGGGTCGTACTCCACGATGAACTCCCGTCCGGTGTTCTTCCGCCTCCATTCCAAATCCGGAGTATTCGGAGCGCTGAAGACCTCATAAACCCTCTTCTCTCCGATAAGCGTCACCTCTATGCCGCTCGCCCTGAACGTCGAAGCCTTCTCCGTTGCGATGTAGAACACCTTCTCCCTGATAATGTCGGTCAGTGCGATTGCCTGAGGATTGACTGAAGCGCGGTAAACATCCATTCTGCTCTTGCCGGCGAACTTCGGATGAGGAAGACTGTTCCAGATGTTGATGTCCGCCTCGTTCTGTGCGCGGACTTCCTCATAGGTAGGAAGCGCTTCCACGTTCTGGATGATCTTCGCCACGTCCACCTTCGTCTTCGCGCTCTTGGCTGTGATGTTTCCGCCGGTGTAGTTGATATGCCTGTGCAGCACCTCAGCCTGGAACCGTCCGAATGCAGACTCGATCGTCTTGGACTTGCCGTTCTCCGGAGTGGTGGTGTGGGAGATGGTCTCCAGTTTCGCCCTCCAGCGCAGCGCCGCCTTCGAAGTGAAGCCCGCCTGGTTGTCGGATACGAGCTCGTAAGGCATAAAGCCCGTTCTCTCGAATGCGTTCCTCAGCGCCTCGTATGTAGTCTGGAATGTCTCGTTCTCGCACATATACCAGCCGACGAAAACTTCACTGTGTGCGTCCATCACGTAGATGCAGCTCGTGGTTCCCACCTTGGTCCTGCGGCTCTTCTCATCCCAATACTTGAAATAGAGGTTCACTTTCGTTCCGTCGATGTACCAGAGCGCATCGCGGCAGCTTGCCATCACCGTCCTGTTCTGACGCAGGAAAAGGTTGTTCGCCCTCTGCGCTCCCTGCTCCACGGCATACCACTGCGGCTTGATGTCAGGGCGCTCGAAGAACTCGATGAGAGTCTGGGCGGACTTGATGGCTTTCCAGCCTCTCTCCGCAGCCGTGCTGTTGTATAGGTCGAGCAGCTGAGCCACCGTATAGACCGGATTCACGGATGCCTTGTGGGCAAGCAGCCATTCGGCCACCTCGTCGGTGATCTTCGTCGTGTTGGCATTGCCCAGCTTTCCGCTCACCAGGCACTCGTAACCCTCGCGGCTGTACTGCCGCATCTTCTCACGAAGTCTTGCAGCGTTCTTCGGAAGAGTATGGCCGTAGTTCTCGCGGAGCTGCTCGCACTGCTCCATAATGTTCTCCCACGACACTGGTGTGCGGTTTCCTCTCTGTGCCCTCTGGCGGCGCTGCACCGTCTCCATCTCAAGCATCTTGTTGAGCACGGATGCGTTCACCATATATTCCTGCTGCTTGTCTTCCTTCAGAGGGCTCCCGTCCGGAAGCTCATACTGCGCGAAGAACACGCGGGCTTTCTCATCGAATGTTATCATAATGTTCTGTCTTAGCTGTGCCTCCTCCGGATCTCCATACTTCGCGATATACTTCACCTTGAACCTGTCCGGCAGACTCATCCACTCCACCTCGGCGACCTTGCCAAGTCCACCGCCACGCACGACGACATTGATGCGGTGGCGATGAACGAGTAATTTGTAATTACTACAACTCATTACCGCCTCGCCGTTGTCGCTGCGAGTGAGATTGGTGTAAGTGACTGTGAGTATGTTATCCGGAACCCTCATATATCTTACATTATTTGTATCTTTGTTCCATAAAGTGAATTAAGATGGAATATTCTGATAGTAATATCTTGGTCGATGTTGAAGTAGTAAGGCTTGAATCTTTATCTTCTGAAGATTACTCTTTGGAACTTGAGTCAATAAGGCATCTTTGTAATGCTTTTTCTTTTGGGTTGAAGATTATTGACATCTATACGGATGGAGAATTTAGCTGCCGCCAGTATGAATTATATTTCAGCCCAGAATCATTCTTTGCCAACGATTATCGTATGGTAATCAAAACTTTCGTTCTCACTTCAAATCTGCTCATCGTCAATAGTAAGATTATCCAAATGAAGCAGTATGATTTTATTGACTTACCTTCTGACGGTACTTTAAAGGAAGAGAATCATATAACACATAAGCTTTAGAAACCATTTCTATTATTCCTCTTGAATAAAGCAAAGAGAACGTCTCTTTGCCAAGTCGCTTTTTGCATTCGCAAACCGAGATAACACGTATATTATTCATAACCTCTCCTCCTATCTTATATTCGCCATCAAACTCGCCTGTTCCACCAGAAACCCCCATTTGTCAAAAGTCACATTGAGGTACTTCTTAACAACCTCACCCTTGCGGATAAGCACTGCACTGCTGTCCTTCTTGCTGATCGTCAGCACTACTCCATTGTTGAATTTCTGGATGATTTCATCCTGGGTGTGTTCTGTTGTGCAGTCAGGGCAGAAGCTTGTCTCCAGTTCTTCTCCTCCGGCTGCCAGCGCGGCTTCCCTGATCTTGATGGCTGTCTTCGAATTGGTCTTGAAGCACAGAGAATTCTTGACCCAGTTTACTGACACGTCAAACTGCTCTGCCAGTTTGGCACGAAGCATTACCGTTGTTTTGATAAATTTTCCCATAATATCTGTTGTTTGTCGTTTTTGCCTATATTTGCAACGTGAGTTCACAAGATGAACTTTTTGCAAATATAGGGATAATTTTCAACCAAACAAGATTTTAGTTGAAAATTATCGCAAAAGTTGTTATTATGGATACATTGTTGGAGAGAATATCTAAATTGGCGAGACATTCAAATATTACGATTGGAGGCCTCGAAAGGCAAATTGGCGCGAGTAAGGGCGTACTTTCGCGGGCAATTCAGAATAGTACAGACATTCAAGCTAAATGGATTTGTAAGATAGTTGAAAATTATCCCCAATTCTCTTCTGAATGGCTTCTTACTGGGGAAGGAGCGATGCTTAAATCTTCTTCTGAAGTTAAGCCGGCTCACACATTCGCCCTGAGCACAGACCGAAAGTTGGATGTCCAGGACATTCCTCTCTATGATTTGAGCGCGACCGCAGGTCTGATGGCCATATTCACAGACAACCATATCAATCCGGAGGACTATCTTCGTGTTCCGAATCTTCCGCCGGTTGATGGTGCAATCTATGTCAGGGGAGAGTCTATGACGCCGCTGCTCAAATCCGGAGATATCATAATCTACAAGAGACTTGAGCTCACCCTTGACAGTATCCTTTGGGGCCAGATCTATCTTCTCTCATTCGAAGCCGGCGGAGACACATTCACCGTTGTCAAGTATGTCCAGAAGTCAGATCGCCCGGACTACATCCGACTGGTAAGCCAGAACGAACGCTTCCAGCCGAAAGACATCCCGATGAACTGTGTCACCGCACTCGCCCTGGTCAAGGCCTCCATCACATTCCACACGATAGAATAAAAAAGGCTGATGCCTCCCATCGCATCAGCCATAAAACATTACGAAAGTACTACTTTACCCTAAAGCAAAATGGTCTTCCATTCTTGCGGTAAATTCTTTTACCGTTACGTACAATGTACATACAGAATACAAGGGTACCTTCTTCGTTTTTAGCAATACTAGAATTTGTCTTTTCCATCTCTAACACCTCCTTTCTCACTGTGGCACGTGGGAAAAGCCTGTTTTGCTCGCAATATTGCGACAAACGCCCGACACTGGGATATGTCGGGCGCTATCCTTCTTTCAAGGAGGAGGGTATCCCTTCCAGGAAAGGAGTATTAGAGATGGAATCTCCTAGTATTGCTGATGCAAAGGTAGAAATTTTTTCAATAGGTTGAGCCACACACACGCTTTTTTAATGCCCTTTGAATGCTTTTTAGCTACTATTCAAGCGATTATGCGGTTTTTTGTCGTAAAATAATGTGCATTTTGGGGTACTTATACGGCATTTTTAATGCAATTTCAAGGCGGTTTCGGTTAGTTTCCTACGATTATAAGGTCTTTTTTTGACAAATTTTGTAACCCCAAATGTAACCCCATTAAGCACATTTCGTTTTTATAGTGTAACCCCAAACGTAACCCCAAATGTAACCCCTCTCTATTTTTGCCGATTTTTTCATCCATCTGTAAAGAGGGATAAAGGCTCTGTTATCGGAATAACCATCCGGACGATTTAAACACCTTTTTAGGGCTCTTTTAACGCCAGGCCGTCCAGACTACCGGATACAATAAAAGCGGCCTACATAACCGCCAAAACGGTCTTTATAGACAGCTTCCATCATTTTCTTCAGCCGGCGTTAACTTTTCGCTCCCTTTCAAGCACCTCAAGTTAAACACCACTCAAACATCACCCTTCAAATCCCCCTCAAATGTTAACCAGATGTTAACCTAATGTCACATTTCGTTTTCCCATCAATTTTCTCAACTCTCACACTCTCAATCACTTCCAATCTCCAACTAATCACATTTCGTTTTTACCCCCTTAGGACGGACTTGGTGAAGTGACTGAAGGGCAGGTCCCATTCCACAGGATTGACGCGGGTGACGCCGGTCAAGAAGAGCAAGTAAGAATCGGGAAGGAAGCTGTATCCAGGACTGACCACGATGCTGGCGCTGCGCATCTTCGCGGTCAACTCCTGAAGGAGGATGATCAGGCACTCGCGGCCTGGGTCGGCATCCATCCAGTCCAGTTCCTCGGTGAGGCGGGCCTGGAGAGCTTCAATGGTGACCGGAGCATAGTGGGTAGTTTTGACGCTCTCGAGAGAGCGGTTGAGTGTTTGCAGGAGTTTTTTATTCATATTTGAAAGTTACAAGTTATCAATACGAAGTCGCATTTTAAAAAGCCTCGATTTTGGGTCCGAATCGGCACTTACCGGAAAAAACTTCTCAAAATCGGCATTGTATGTCTCTCTATCGCGCTTGCAAAAACGCCAACAATTTTCCACCTTTGTAAAAACAGTTTTCTATGCCCCTGAAACTCTATCTCGACAAGCGTCAGAACAAGCACAAAGAATCCCCTATCAGGGTTGTCTGGTCTTTCAACGGAGACCGGTATCAGACCACGATGGGGTTCAGCATCCCTCCGGAGGCGTGGGATGAGAAGGAGTCACGCGTAACACCTGCCGCGTACAACCACAAGAATACACCATCCTCCACCATCAATGCCTTTATCGTTGCTATGGAGAAAGCGGTGAACCGGCTGGAGAACTACGCCCGCACCCAGAACGCCATGCTCACCAAGCCAATCGTCAAAAAGGTTGTGGCCGACGTGATTGCCGGCGGCGGCGAATACCCCTACGAGCAGGAGAAGGTCTGGAGAAAGATGCTGAGTGAGCGGTATATGACCAAAGAACGCTATTTCCAGCACTTCCGTGGAGGCAAATACAAGCTCATCGGCTTCGGCCAAGATACCGAAACACTGGAGGATGTGGTAATTTACCAAGAATTGTATGGCATGCAAAAGTATTGGGTCCGCCCATATAATATTTTCTTTAGCAAAATTAAGGGCGATGATGGAAATGAGGTGGAACGATTCAAGGAGATTCCAGCCAACGAACTTTATTAGCAAACTTAAACGCAATTTTTGATATGACACTGCAGGAAGCTATCGCAAAAGCACAGACCGAATTGAATCAGCACCGCAAAGAATGGGAACATCGATTCATTCAGTATATGAGCCAGACAGTCGCTAATCGCGACAAAATCAAAGAGCGTCGCAAAAAGTTCCATAAGTGGGCTAATCTTAGCGTCTATTCTACTATTGGAAACGCAAAGGACAATAAACCTGTTTTCGACCTAAGATACCAAGGACAAAGTGTTGGGTCAATTGTTATACGAGGAAATGATGTCAGGCTTGTAATTAGTGAAAACCAACACAAGAATAGCAGCAACCCAAAATACTTCAATGGATACCCCAAAGAGCTTTCGGCAGGTGATTTCTCCTGGCATGATGAAGAAGCAAAGTTATTTCGGAAGTTTTTCCAAAATAACCCAGAAAAAAAGCATCACCCCGAACACAGATTGGAGAATCTGCTTTTGAAAGAATTAAGTAAGGCAAGCCGTACAGAAAAATCTCTTGCTGGAATTCAACCTGTCACTCTTGGTGGCGATATATTTTTTCAGCTGCCCACTCCATTAACAGCTAGCGGAAGTGATATTCAGTATTCTAATGGCCATGGTGGAATTGACATACTGGCCAGGAGAAAAAAACACCTTGTGGTATTTGAACTCAAGGATGAGTATAAAGCTACAGAGAACCCTGACAAGGTCATTTCGCAAGCTATTGCTTATGCTACTTTCATTGCCGAGCTATGCAAAACCGAAGCTGCTGATGATTTCTGGTCATTATGCGGGATTAATGATCCTTGCAATCGGAATTATATATTTGTTTCTGTTTTAATGCCCGACCCTAAGGATGGCTCTAAACCATTCACCGGAGAGGAAGCATCGATTCCGGGCTCGAATATCAAACTCAAACTACACTATATGTTCTTCGATAAGGAAACTATCGAGATTACCGATTCGTCTCTATGAGAATAACCATTCATCGAGGCAACCAAATTGGCGGCTGCATTACTGAAATAGTTTCGTCAATAGGAACCAGGATCTTCGTCGACCTGGGGCACAATCTTCCTAAAGGCGACGAGGAGTCTGAGGATGAATTCGCCTCGGAGGAGGCCATCGCGGACCTGATTGGCGATGCCAGGGCCATCTTTTACACCCACATGCACGGCGATCACGTAGAACTGTTCCAGTACGTGCCGGACGGGGTGGACCAGTACATCGGCCCGTTGGCACTTAATATCATGAAGGCCAAGTACGAACACATGTCTCACGCCGAGGCCTTGAAGGAAAACAGCGATAAGTGCTTGAGGAAACTGGAGCCGTTCAAGACTTACCGGAAAGGGCGCCCCATTGCCATCGACGACATCACGGTCACGCCTTTCCAGGTCAGTCATTCATCGGCCGATTCCTACATGCTCAAAATCAAGTGCGACGGAAAGACATTACTGCACACCGGAGATTTCCGAGGGCACGGTTATATGGGAGAGGGCATCTACAAAGTCGTTGACAAATACCATATTGCCGGACATGTCGATATTCTCATCACCGAGGGTACCAACGTGGACAATAACGGCAAATCCATGCGTCCCGAGTCGGCCCTGAAGGAAGAATTCAAGGAAGTTTTCCGACAGTATAAAAATACATTCATCATCTGCTCGTCCACAGATGCAGACCGTCTGGAGTCAATTTACAGCGCGAACAAAGAGTCTGCGCAAAGGCCTTTCATCGCGGATACTTACCAGAAAGACATCATCGGCCTCATCGCCCAGCAGGCTGAAGAAGGAAGACGGCTCTACCATTTCGGACCAAACAAGATTTACGGATACAGTCCCACAAACGAAAAGATGGATTATATGATGCGCCGCTATGGCTTTGTGATGCTGATACGGCGCAGTGAGAAGTTCCAGTCTTACCTATACAAGATTCTTCCTTTCTGCAAGCCGGAAGAAACGTGCTTGGTCTATTCCCAATACCACGGCTACATAGAGAAGCGTGAGGGAAATACGGCATTCAATCAGGAACTATTTGACTATGTGGAGCAGTTCCGCGAGAAAAGCTGTACAATAAAAGGCCGTATTCACACATCCGGTCATGTCTCCAAGCAGGATTTGGTCCGGCTCTGCGAGCTGATTAATCCAGCGCTCATCATCCCCATTCACAAGGACGAAAAAGCTGATTTCGTTTCCATCCTACCTGACGAATTAAGAATGAAAGTCTGCGAATACGAGTACAGCAAGGACGGCATAGACATAGAATTCGATCCGCCGCAAGGTACCACGCGACCAACTGGTGTAGGGCGATGGGAGCAACATCCAAAGGATACAAACTCTACGGCCAAAAAGAAAACGAACAATAATCCCGGTGCATTATGATAGAGAAACTCACCGCAGGCATGAAGTCTTGGATTAAGCAAGACCATCAGGACATCTGCGAGAACCCCGCCGAATACGACATTCCGGAAGGATGGAAAGTCGAAACTGAGTAAGCCTGCCATTTATCGTAGAGACAAGTTGCTTGACATTGGCATTATCTGTGTGCAACTTGTCGGGGGCTTGTCGGCATTCTCAAGTTCATTTGAATGAGCAGCAAGACGAATTTCATTTTGCGTAATTGTCGCATAATCACGATTTTGGCCGAGAACGGCATTATGTTTTCAAATTTTTCTATATTTGTGACTTACAGCTGTTTTGATTTTTACACTTAATGATTGATAATATGAAAAAGGTATTCAACCTTCTTGTCTCTTTCGTTCTGATTGCGGGATTTTCCGCTTGTAGTAAGGACGATTCAGGCAATCAGCAAGAGGAACCGGAATATCCGAGTCCTACCCCTGTTCCGTCAGCGGACTACAAAGGTCTTGCATTCATTTCTTCCGGAGAGTCCACTGTCCGGCTTGCACAAGTGGGGACCCCGTATGAAATCTCATTGGAATACAGCACTGATGAATCCCATTGGAAACCATATACCATAGGGGAAACGATTACTTTGGCGGACAGTACATTTTTACTGTTCAGAAGCGGCGAGCATAAAAATCGCAAATTCAGTAAGGATGACGAAAATTACTATCATTTCGAGATTTCCGGTCCCATCTCTGCGCAAGGGAATATCATGTCATTGTTAAACAGGGATTTCTCTACTCCGCTTACAAAATATGCGTTTTTCGCTTTATTTGAAGGATGCACAAGCCTGCTGTCTGCGCCTGAACTCCCGACTACAACAATGGAATATGGCTGTTATGCCCAAATGTTCTCGGGATGCACAGCTCTAAAATATGCCCCTGAACTCCGGGCAGAAGTATTGGCAATGAAATGTTATCAGCATATGTTCCGTGGATGTTCCGCTTTGACATCTGCCCCGGAACTCCCGGCAACAACAATGGAACAGGGCTGTTTTTTCGGAATGTTCTCTGAATGCACAGGGTTGACATCCGCGCCTGAACTCCCGGCTAGTGTGTTGGCATACAATTGTTATGGGTGGATGTTCAAAGGATGTTCCGCTCTGACATCTGCGCCTGAACTCCCGGCAACAGAAATGGGATCCTATTGTTATAACGGTATGTTCGCAAACTGTACGAAACTGACATCCGCACCCGACCTCCCTGCTAAAAGGTTGGAGTCCAATTGCTACAATTGCATGTTTGAGGGATGCACAAGTCTCACATCGGCTCCGGAACTTCCGGCTACATACCTGGTAACAGAATGCTACCATAGCATGTTCAACGGATGCACAAGTCTTACATCAGCGCCTAAACTTCCTGCGACGACCTTGGATTGGGGTTGTTATAGCGAAATGTTCCAAGGATGTACAAGTCTGACATCAGCACCTGAACTTCCGGCGAAAGAACTTATTCGCAATTGTTATCAGCTTATGTTTAAAGATTGCCGCAAGCTCCGATATGTCAAAGCATTGTTCACAACCAGCCCATCAGAAGAAACCACAAAAGACTGGCTAAGCGGTGTGGCGGCTTCTGGAACATTCGTCAAGAGCAAAAATGCCACTTGGAACGTGACGGGCGTACACGGAATTCCTAAAGGATGGAAAATTGAAACTCGGTAGCCTGTCATTTATCGCAACACAAGTTGTTTTGTTTTTTCACTTAAAGAGTATTGATAAATATGAAAAAGATATTCAATCTTATTGCCTCATTCGTTCTGCTTGCGGGATTTTCCGCTTGCAATAAGGATGGTTCCGACAAACCGGGTCTTCCTCCTGCCCCTGTCCCGACAGTGAACTACAAAGGCCTTACGTTCATTTCTTCCGGAAATTCCACAGTCTGTCTTGCAAAAGTGGGGACTCCGGATGAAATCACATTGGAATACAGCACCGATGAATCCCAGTGGAATCCATATACCCTAGGGGAAAAGATTTCATTGGCGGACGGCACATTTTTACTGTTCAGAGCCGGCGAGCAGAAAAATCTCACATTCAGCAAGGGTTCCGATAGTTACTATCATTTCGAGATTTCCGGTCCCGTCTCTGCTCAAGGGAATATCATGTCATTGTTAGACAGGGATTTCTCCACCCCGCTTTCAACGAATGCATTTTTCGCTTTATTTGAAGGATGCACAAGCCTGCTGTCTGCGCCTGAACTTCCGGCAACAACAATGGCACAGGGCTGCTATTTCCGAATGTTCGCGGAATGCACAGGGTTGAAATCCGCACCTGAACTCCCGGCCGAAGCATTGGCATACAATTGTTATGGGAGGATGTTCAAAGGATGTTCCGCTCTGACATATGTTCCTGACCTCCCGGCAACAAAAATGGAAGCCTATTGCTATAACAGTATGTTCGCGAACTGTACGAGTCTGAAATTTGCACCCGAACTCCCTGCTAAAAGATTGGAGTCCAATTGCTACCAGCATATGTTTGAGGGATGCACAAGTCTTACATCAGCTCCGGAACTTCCGGCAACGGAGCTTGTGAGCAATTGTTATGAGTTTATGTATAAAGATTGCCACAATCTCCGATATGTCATAGGGCTATTCACAACCGAGCCGTCAGAAAAAACGACAAAAGACTGGCTCAGCGGTGTGGCGGCTTCCGGAACATTCATCAAGAGCAAAAAAGCGACTTGGGACGTGACAGGCGTACACGGCATTCCGGAAGGATGGAAAATTGAAACTTGGTAGGGTAGGCAGTTCACCTGCAATCACCCCAATGACCTTGAGGATGTTACCTGAACAGCTCCGAGTGAGGTCCAAGTCGTAGCAGCTTGATGATATCGGCTGGTTCTGGTACTTCTTAAGGTCTTTCTGAAATTGACTGGTGATTTTCAGTTCCTTCATACCCACTACAATGACTCAATAAACTCTTCAAGATTATCCAGATTGATTGTTTCCAGATTCTTATCCTCTCTCGCCTCTTTCACTGCGGCCATTGTTACGTCATTAGGGGTGCGATAGACAGCATCCATAAGAACGCTCTCCACAAAATTATTCAGGCTACGGTTCTGCTTGCGTGCCTCCACCTTCAATCTCTTCAGCAATTCTGTGCTGAGCCTAAAGGCTGTCTGAGTTCTACTGATAGTCGTTTCCATCTTCTTCATATACTTTGTATCACAAATATATAACACTTATATAACATTTGCAAGAAAAGTTCTAAACGTCACATCTGTGTCCGGTAAAGAACCTTAAAAGTTCTTTGAAAAAAGATCCTGAGGCACTTCCGAAAACGCAGTCCGGATGACATTGTTTTTATGAAAGAAAACCGTTTCGTTCCGGTATAATAATATAGAGCATCAAGAGGTCTCATGTGGAGACGCCAACCGAGCAAGCCAGATGCCACGGTGGAAAAACGATGCGGAATGTTCCATTCAAAAAAAAATTATATTACTGTCCGCTAAAACTTTTTGACAGTACAAAAAATTAGGCTGAATCTCCGATTGGGAGGTCCAGCCTTTTGGTTATCTTTGTTTCTGCAACAAAACTAAAGGAACCATGAACAAAGGTAGCCATTTTATCGGACAGCCGGCATATGGTCAGC